GATTAGATTGAAAAAAGAACTCCGTTCTGCAAAGAAAGAGGGAGACCAATCTTCTGTTACTGAATGTGCCACAAAAATTAAACAAATAGAAACAAAATTATCTCAGTCACCATTGTCAAAATCCTAAATAGTACTATACAAATTTAGGAGATTACCTATGGCATGGGCAGATGAAATTGCAACTTTGAACGATAACATCGCAGAGACGCAAAAACTAAAAGATTGGATAAACGGTGTATCAAGAGAGTACTCACTTGGTGCTGATGTTGATGGAACTGTAGAGTATGAAGTTAGAACAGCTGCAGGAAGGGATGGTTTCTTCGCAGATTGGAGAACTGATAATCCTACTGCATCAGCGTCTTCAACTGGATTAGAGTTAGCTACTTTTACTGCATGGGATGAATGGAATGGAACAGACTTCACATCATATGATGCAGAAAAGACCACTGAATTAACTAATCAGATAAATGCATTAACTACAGATAGAGACGATTTACAATCAAAAGTTGACGATGGAACCATCGTTGATGCAGGTTTATAAGAAATAAATAACCATAAATAGTAGTATTACATCGAAAAAGGTGATATACTACTATTATGGCAGTCAAAAATTTACATTTAGAACACCTAGAAGACGAAATCATTAATAACGGAATTAATGGTGGTCGTGCATCTGTGTACTTTTTATTAAGTCTTCGTGACATGATGAAAGGTAATGCAAAGAAAGGGTTCAACATGACAGTGAAATGGGATGGTGCCCCTGCAATTTTTTGTGGGAAACATCCTGAAGACGGAAGATTTTTCGTTGCAAAGAAATCACTATTCAATCAAACACCATTATTTTACACTTCAGAACAAGAAATCAAAGATGCACCTGAACTCTCAGGTGACCTAGAATCCAAGTTTTTAGATTCATTCAAATACCTATCCAAACTATCTTGGGGTGATGAAATACTCCAAGGTGATTTGATGTTCACAGAAAAAGATAAGAAAATGATAAAGGACGACTTTGAGTCCTATATTGCATTCGGGCCTAACACTATAGTGTATCGAGTGCAGACTAATTCTGAATTAGGTAAAAAAATTGCTTCAGCAAAACTAGGAATCGTCTTCCATACTACATATAGAGGTGGTACAATAGAAGACCTTTCTGCATCCTTTGGGGCAGATATTTCTAAACTTGGTTCGTCAAAAGACGTATGGATGGATGATGCAACGTATAAGGATGTTTCGGGCAACTCAACTCTCACAGCAAAGGAGACGGTCAGTTTATCACGCAACCTCACAGAAGTCGGAAAACAATTCCACAAAATCAAAAAGAAAGACCTCGAAAAATTCAGAGAAGTTCAACGTGCAATAGAAAAGAAAGGTGCAGGTGCAACTTATAAAACATATTGCAATGCACAGATTCGTGCTGGTATTTTTAAACCAAACTACAACGGATATCTAAAACACTTTGAAAACTACTGGAGAGATAAGGTAGTCGCAAAAGTTAAACTAGAAAAGACTAAGAACATCAAACGAGAGATTGGTGAACAGTTATATAATGAACTCAGAGGTTTGAAGTCTATGATTGATGCACTAACCAAATTCCAAGAGTTGATGGTAGTGTCAAAACAGATTATCATAGAAGGATTAAACAGAGTTAAAGGTATTGGAACCTTTGTTAAAACGTCCACAGGATTTAAAGCAGTAAATCCTGAAGGATATGTTGCAATTGACCAAGAAGGTAAGGCAGTTAAGTTAGTTGACAGGATGGAATTCAGTCAAAATAATTTTAACGCTGCAAAAAATTGGGATAAATAGTAATATGGAACTTAAATCATTCAGAGAAATTTGGGAAGAGATACAAGAAGCAGACTCTATGCAAACTCGTCTGAAGAAAAAGAAAGCATTCCAAAAGAACAAACATAAGATTCTTGCAAAACGTAAAAAGGCAATGAAGAAGAAGAATCTTGACCCTGCAAAGTTACAGAAACGTGCAGAGAAACAAGCACGTAATATGGTCGCAAAGAAGATGTTGAAAGACACAGATAAGAGTGACCTAGGTATGAGTGGAAAACAAGCACTAGAAAAGAAGTTAGACAAGAAGAAGTCTGCAATCAAAAAACTCGCAAAGAAACTTTTACCAATGATTCGTAAAAAAGAACAAATGAAGAATAAAAAACAAGGTGATACGAAAGATGGCGAATAAAAATTTTACAAGTTGGTTATCAGAAGCAAAAGGTAAAGGTGCAGTGTTCACCTTTGGTCGATTCAATCCTCCAACTACAGGACATGCAAAGTTAGTAGACAGACTTCAAAAAGTTGCGAAGGGATACGGTGATGCATTGTTATTTTCTTCACACTCAAATGATAAAGTAAAGAACCCGCTGTCACACAAAGATAAAGTTAAGTATCTAAAAGCATTCTTCGGTAAACAAGTTAATGTAATAGATGCAGATGTAAAACAGATTTTTCAAATCCTCACCTTCTTACATGACAAAGGTTACACTAAGATTAGAATGGTAGTAGGGTCAGATAGGGTCAGAGAATTCGATACTATCATCAAAAAATATAACTCAGTAAAAGGTAGACACGGTTTCTATAAGTTTGATGAGATTCAGATAGTCTCTGCTGGTGAACGTGACCCTGATGCAGATGATGTGTCAGGAATGAGTGCATCTAAGATGAGAGAGTTTGCAGAAAAGGGTGACTTCGAATCATTTAAAGAGGGAGTACCCAAAACAGGACAACGATTTGCACAGAAACTTTACAAAGATATCCGTAAAGGAATGGGTCTAACAGAAGACTTACAACACCTACCTCAGTACATGGTAGAAGATTTGATTACAGAGGGTGTCTATGACCCAGGCATCTTCAAAGCAGTATTCCTTATGGGTGGGCCAGGGTCAGGTAAATCAACTGTGGTGGATCAATTAAACCTAGTCAATCTAGGACTTAAGATTGTTAACACCGACAAAGCATTCGAGAACGGTTTAAAGAAAGCAGGACTTGGTCTTGATTTGAGAAACATGGATGCAGACCTAAGAGACCCAATCAGAAGTCGTGCAAAAGAAATTACTGCAAAACAAATGGATGCGTATCTAAGAGGAAGACTTGGTATGGTCTTTGACACTACAGGTGCAAAGGCAAGTAAAATTGTATCTTATAAAAACCTATTAGATAAAGCAGGATACGAATACAAGATGGTATTCGTTAACACTTCACTAGATTTTGCACAACAAAGAAACTCTGAACGTGCAAGAAAGTTACCTAAAGAAGTGGTAACTGCAGATTGGAATGCATCACAAAAGAACGTAGACTATTTTAGAAAGTTGTTTAAGAAAGACTTTATTGAGATTCTAAACAACGATGACCACAAGGCATTGATTAAGAAATCGGATGCACTATACGGTAAGATGTTAACATGGACAAGTAAGTTCCCTGCAAACAAACAATCACTTGCATGGAAAGAAGCACAATTACTTGCAAAGAGAAGTAAATAATATGTTAGACCTATTAAGAGAAAAGATTAGAACTGCACAAGACAAAGATGTAGAGGACAAGAAAGGTACTCAACCTAAAAGGTATTTTGCAAAAGATGCCGAGGGTGATGAGATGTCTAAGTCCACTAAAGATAAACGTGCATCTCATTTTGCAACCAATAGTAAGAAAGATGACGATGATGCATCTGCATACAAACCTGCGCCAGGCGATAAGTCTGCAGAAACCAAACCATCACAGTATACTAAACAATACAAGAAAATGTTTGGTGAAGATGCAGTGAGTGACATCAAAGCAAAACATGCAGATGAGATAGAGAAACTTAAGGCACGTCATGAGAGAGAACTAGAAGCACTTAAGGGTAGACAGGAAAGACAATCAGACACTGCAAAGTCTAGTGTTGATGCAGAGAAAGAAAGAGAGAAACAAAGAAAAGAAGTTGACACTCAATCAGAATCAATAGAAGAGGGTAAACTTGTTGCTAATGCATACAATATCATAGATGCACTTACCAGTGCATTTAAAAAGAGAGTACAAAAAGAGTACGATAGAAATCCTGAGAAAGGGATAGTCATGTTAAATCGTATGGGTGCATTGATTGGTGCAAAGGTCTCTAACAAGATGCAAAAAGACAACAAACTATTCTTAAAAATGGATATGGATGAAGAAACTATTGAAGAAGGATTTGCAGACAGACAGAGAGAAAAAACTAAGTCTCAACAGAAAGCACATCAAAAGGCAATGATGAAGATTGCAAGAAAATCTATCAAAGACTACGAGAAAAGAAATAAAAAGGGTAAAAAAGAAGAGACTGAAGTTGAAGAAGAGAGAGATTACAAAAAAGAGTATGCAAACTACCATTCTCAACCTGAACAAATCAAAAGACGTGCAAAGAGAAATGAAGCACGTAGATTAATGAAAGACAATAAAGACATCAAAGGAAAGGATGTTCATCATAAGGATAACAATCCTATGAACAATGATAAGAAGAATCTTTCAGTGGTCACACAAAATTATAATAGAAAAGAACCGAGGAATAGGTAATGGCAGGAAACAAACACGACAACGGAGTACACGAGATGGGCACAGAAGAAATGAGAAATGCATATCAGGAAGATACGCCTGGGCAAACAATCGAAGAGTATATTGAAGAGACTCAGAAACTGTTAAAACAACAGAAGAAGAAACACTTCAGTCAAGTGTTTCAAAATCCTCTAAAAGGATTCCCTTACAACGAAGAGTTTGAAGTAAAACCAATTAATGAAAAGGTAGAATACGTAGAGTATAAGTTTAAAAATAAAGGAGATGCTCAGAAAGCATTAGACTACTTTAAAAGTCAACAGTTAATCAAACTAGACATCAACGATGATGGATTAAGTCAGGGTGAACTTACAATTGATGCTGGTAAAAAAGATATGACTAAGTATCACAAAGAGGTAATGAGAAAGTTCAAACCAAAGGTTCAAACTCAGGAACAATCAGAAGATAAACTTCCTGATTTAGATGACATCGACAGTGGTCTCTTTGAGATAGAAGACTTAGAGAGAATGGAAAAACTGCATCAAGAAAATGCAGACAAGTCACTTGCTGCAAAGGCAGAGAAGTCAGGAGTGTCAGTTGGTACACTTAAAAAAGTTTACAACAGAGGTGTTGCTGCATGGAAGACAGGACACAGACCAGGCACAACTCCTGAACAGTGGGGTCATGCAAGAGTGAATGCATTCCTTGTAAAAAGAAAGAAGGGTAATCTAAACCACGATACAGATTTAGCATAATGAAAACATTAAAAGAACAAGCATTAGAATCAGTACTCTTAGATTTACAAGAGACTAAAACCAACTTTATCGACAACCCATTTAGATTGGGTTCGTTCATGTACTTTGAAACCATCAAAGAAGTTAGAAAACTGGTAGATGAACAGAAGTACAGACTTACAGAAGTCGATAAACACATCATAGAAACCGACTTAGGTGAATACGAAGTGTATGAGGGTCAGTTAGTAGCACTGGATTGTCCTATGATGGACATCGCAGAAGAGGAAGAACCTGAACTCAACAAACCTAAGAAAGGTGGTTCAAAGAAATATTACGTATACGTCAGAGACCCCCAAACAAAAAACATTAAGAAAGTATCATGGGGTGACACTACAGGACTAAAAGTTAAGATTGATGACCCAAAAGCACGTAAATCATTTGCTGCAAGACACAATTGTTCAACTGCAAACGATAAGACGAAAGCATCCTACTGGGCATGTCGACTTCCCTACTACGCAAAACAACTTGGTTTGAGTGGTGGTGGCTCATTTTTTTGGTAGACTAAATATTTGACAGGAGTTAATTATGAGTAATGTGATAAGTGAATATTGGAAGGATAACAGGAAAGCTGTTATCCGTCTTACAGAAGAAGGGTTTGAAGTAGACCTTTTAAAAGATACCGTCTTAAAGGAGACACGAAAACTACATGACCATGCAGAGAGTTATGCAGAATCTTGTGCAGAAAATTTTGTTGATGGGGTGTTTGATGTTGATGATTCCAATCCTAATAGTATTGGGTACTATGGTTATAACGAAAAAACTGATAACTACTACCCTGAGATAGATGAATAAACCTTATACTGAAACAATAGAGTTACAGCACGGAACAGACAGACAATATCTTATTAGAGAGTTTACTGATGAGGTAGATATTGAAGAACTGGTCTGGCACAGAGACAGACAACATAGAAAAGTGCATGTTTTGTCTAGTGACGGTTGGAAACTTCAAATGGAAGATAGGTTACCTGTCCCCCTTGAAGCAGGAAAAGAGTACTTTATTGGTCAAAATACCTACCACAGAGTAATAAAAGGTGAGGGAAACCTCATTGTAAGAATAGAGAATATATAAATAATACTACTATGAGTTATAAATCAGAAAACTGGAAAGAGAAACTCGAACAAGTTCGATTGTATGGAACCTTTGCTGAACACAAAGAAGGTTCTATAGAAGAGACTGCAGATGACGTTCTCACAAGAGAAATCGAAGAAGAACTTCGATTAATCGATGAAGAAGAACGAGCAAACATCGATGAAGAAGTCATCCTTGAAGCATCTGCTGGTGAGATGATTGACAAATTATTCAATCTAAAAGGTGATAAAGACGCTAGTTATGGTGTAGCAAAGATGTTAAACATGACTGGTGTTAAAGTTATCCAACAAATGCAAAAACAAAATCCTCAAGGATTCTTAAAAACTGTTCAAGCACTTGGTAGAGATAACAAAATCAAACTTGCAACTAACAATCAGTTAATGAAGATGTTTAAAGATGCAGGTGTAAAACCCCTCAAAGACGAAGTTGAACCAGTAAAAGAATCAGTAGAAAAGTCTATTGAAAAACTCACAGAAAAAAACATGTTGGGTCGTCTTGCAAAACAACTACAACTCAACGAAACAGGTAAAGAACAACTATTCAATTACTTTGAAAAAGGGGAATTAAAACAATGATTGACGAACTAACAAAAGCACTGATTGAGTCTTCAAGAGAACTTCTTGAGAAAGGATTAGATAAAGTCAATCCTACTGCAGTGAAGAAAGATTTCGATGACAGAAAAGACAAAGACATCGACAACGATGGTGACACAGACTCATCAGACGAATACCTACACAAAAGAAGACAATCAATCTCTAAGGCAATGAAAGACGAAGGTAACAAGTTTACTGGTGCATTGAATGCTGCAAAAGAGAAAGGTGATGACACCTTTATGTGTGCAGGTAAATCTTACAAAGTTAAAGACGTAGAAGAAGTTATTAAACAAGAGAGTAAGTAACATGAATCTTTGGCAGGAACTCAAAGAAGAATCAAGAAATCTCGTAGAAAACTACAGAGAACTTGCAAAACATGGCATGGGTACTGAGACTAAGAACTCAATCAAAGTAGGAACAGAGATTGATTATTATCGTGCTGACGGTGCTAAGTACATGGGTAAAGTCACCAAGATGACTCCAAAAGGTTACATTGTTAAAGATGATAAGAATGGTAAGAACTACCAGTTCACATATCACGATAGAACGAAAGCAAAAAAACTACTCGCAAAAAAGACAGACAAACTTTCTAACATCATCAAAAAGAACACAATCAAAAAAGGTAAGTTTGCAGGATACATGACTGACGAAGTCGAAGTTCAAGAAGGAACAATGGCAATTGGTATCTTTGACAGCAATCCTGCAGAGAAAAGAAAAGCAATTGCAGGAATGCAAAAACTTCTCAAAGGCAAACAAAATGTAAAAGTTGGTTCACCTGAAGGACGAAAGATTGGTGATCAGTTAGAGATGAAATATCTATCAGATGACGAACTTGCTGATGATTTCATGAGATCATCAAATAAAAACATGACAATTTCACAACTTCTCAAAAAACATGAGAAAAGACTTGGATTGAAATTCAAAGAAGAAGTCGAAGAAGTAGTATCAGAGGGGTTTACCTCCAAAGAAATCAAGATGGCAATCGGTGTTGCATCTGATAAACGATATGCAGGTGGTAACTACACTGGTGCTGTCAAGGCAATCGAAAAGATCAAGAAAGGTTTGTCTAACCACAAACAGGTAGCTGCAGTACTTAAAAGTAAGAACGAAGCAGTATCACCTGAAGGTGAGAAACCTAAAAATGTTATGGATGCATACAGACAGATGTGGGAAGACGGGCAAAAGTATGCACCTCAGTTAGACGAAGAAGTTGCAAACATCACTGTAGACCCAAGAAATAAAATACCAACACCTGCTGGACAAAACAAACACTCATTAGAAATTGTAAAACAAGCAAGAAGATTTGGTATCAAAGCATCACAACTAGGTAAACACATAAGAATTAAAGGTAATAAGAAGGCAGTTAATGACTTCTTAAGAATAGTTATTGGTAAGTCATCATATGGTGACCCAACAGAAAAGGACACATCAACACCTCAGATTGACAAGATGTTGACTAAAGGTTTAAAATAATATGAACTTGTTGGAAACATACAAGGAAATGCATCAACTTGAAGAAGCAAGAATTCCTCAGTATAAACCTACTAAGTTTGAAGGTAAAGAGTTTGACAGAAAGAAAGAAATCAAATCTTTACAGACTATGCAAAAGGCAATTCATAAAGTTGCAAAGATGCAAGATAGTATGCAGTATACTGCTGAAACAGGTGGGACTTCTTCAAGAGGAAATCCAAATGCAATATATCAAGGTCTAGTAGATGCTGAACAGGCAATATTTGCTTACATGGGTGGTATCGAAAGAGGAAACTTTGATGGTGTCATTGACATGGACAGAGATTAATGGATAGAGTAGACGCAAGATACAAAATCTTTAAAGAGAAATTAAAGAAACTAGGTTACGTTAAGGACTCTGCAAAGAAAGTCAACAAAGTCATGACAGAGAAGACTGCAGACTTTGGAATGATGTCTGATGCTGGTAATAAAAAGATTGCACGTGCAGTTGCACAGGCAAAAGACGAAAAAGATTTAAGAAAGAGAATCGAAAAGATTTCTACGATGGCTGGGGGTAAATACTCCGAGGCACAAGAAGACGAAGTTATTCAAAGAGCAATAAGTGCATTGGATGACAACGCAATGGGTTCACAAGCGTGGGCCGATAAGAACGTAATGGTTCAGTTAGGTAACTTTAAAGACTTGACAAAAGACGGTGAAATCTCTACTAATGACAATAAGAAAACTAAGGTCAAAAGAGATGATGCAGTTAAAGTTTATGACACATTAATGAAAGTTAAAGCACCTGTTCGAACTAAATATATACAGTTATTACAGAAAGACTCCAAGTCTTTCAAAAAGACATTCAATAGTGTATTGAGTGTTGCAAACAGATTTTAAAGGAGAAAAAAATGGCACTTTGGGGATTATTAGACAACGAAGATTCAAAACCAAAATACCTTAACACCGCTGATAAGGCAAACACTTATGGTGTTGACACTGCTGAAGTAACTGCAAATGCAGATTCAGGTGTTGTATCAGAAGGTTGGGCATTAAGAAAAGAAGTTGGTTCAAGAGTACAGTGGGAGACATTAGTCGCAATGTCTTCAGGTTCAATGGGTTCAGACGTTGCAGACTTTGATGACGATTCAGACGTAGCAACACCTGATGTAGATGACGATACTGTATTAGCAGATAGTTAAGAGATAAATTATGAAATATAAGTTATTGGCAGGACACGAAGCACTACAAGTTGGTTCAACCAACGGTAGTAACTTCGGTTCATCAACAGTAGTCAGATTGTACAACAGTGATTCTGCATTTCATGTGGTATCAGTGGAAACATCTGCAAATGTATTAATTGGTTCTATCCATATAGGTGCAGGTCAATCAATTGACTTACAAAAAGACCCAACTGATGAAGTTTTTTCAGATAGTGCAACTGTTTTTGGAACTCCAGTAGCAACAAACGCTTAGGACGTATTATGAAAAATTTTAAAGAATTTGTAACAGAACTTTACAGACCATCAACATTTTTTGGTGCAGGTCTTTCTTCAAAGAAAGTACCATACGATGTAACTGATGAAGATGTTAAGTTGACAATCAACGCAATTTTAGGTCACACTGCAGTGTCAGAATTCCTAAATCCAAAGGCCGCAATCGGACAAGTAGAATCTAAACTTGCACAAGTTGGTATCAACAGAGTACAACATCCTTCAGATGACCCTAGAAACGAAGTTTCCGAAGAGGAATTTTCAGGGTCAGGTGAGACAGTAGTATCGTTCTCACAGTTTGGTGAAATCATCGGTAAATCCGTTGACACACCCATCGATGAACTAGAAAAGGAAGAAAAAGTTATCGATGTAAAATTCAAGTACGAACAGTTAGACAACGGAACTTTCAAAGTCTACGGTTCTTTAGTGTAAGACTTGGGGACTTTCTTGTCCCCTTTTTTACATCTAAATACATTATATTATGGGATTATTTGACAAACTCACAGCAAAAAACTTTCAAGCATTCGCACTAAAATACTACGATGACCCTCAATGTGAGGACATGGAAGATTTCCAAGAAGACTTGAGACGTTTCCGATATCTTAAACGATTACTGTATCGTCATCATGAATATGGTGAAGTACGTGAACGTCTAATGTTAAACCACATCATCACGTTGTTCAACGTCTTTGGATTTGAACCGTGCATGAGAATGCTAGAATTCAAAATCAAAGAAGAAACCTACTGGACAAGTATCAAAACTATGTTATTATACTTAGGATACGTCAGAGAAGACTTTAAGTCAGATATCCTAATAGATGATAAATTAGTTGAAAGACTAAGAGAACTATAACGCTGGATTAGCTCAGTTGGTAGAGCAGTTGATTTGTAATCATCAGGTCGAGAGTTCGAATCCCTCATCCAGCACCATCTCCACCTTTCAAAACACCTAAATAGTACTATGAGAGTCGTAGATACATTAATAGTTTTCCGTATTCTGAAGATGTTAACCACACCCTTCAATAAACAACCTGCATTCAAATTTGGGTTTATTGATGACA